AGACAAAAACATGAGTAAATTGACATTTTTTCACCTCATTGATTTTGATAGGTCTCTTTGATTTGTATAGGGGTCTGGAGATACTAGGAGTCCAGAAATAGGATAAAGTGTCTTAAATGGCTTCTAAATGGCCTTAGAATTGATTCTATGATATGGGATGGAATAAAAAAAGGGAGCCATCTCTGACTCCCCTCTTTCACTTCATGCACTCCCTAGAATGGAAGGTCATCATCATCATCAGATGATTTGGCTCTACCATTTGAATCCACTTTCACACTGTTGGTCTTTCCACTTGCTGGAGAGATGAGGTCACATGTCCATCCACTCAAAGATGTGAAGTACTTGACATCCCCACTGGGAGAGGTCCATGCTCTTCCTCTGATGTTCACTGCTGCCTCCACTACATCTCCCACAGAAAAATTCTTTGGTATGCTGGCAGAATCATTGGGCCACTCTGTCATGAGAGTCTGAGGATAGTCCTCTGATGTTTCAATGACCATCTCCACCTTGGAGAATTTGTCTGTGACTGTGATGATGTCACTGATGGACTTGATAGTCCCCTTTACTTTTGTACTCATATTTATTGGTTTAAAAAATTACTATTTAACTCCTCCAGATACTCTCTGGCCATTGTCACTGATTCCTTGATTAGGAAGATGTACTCATCATCCTTGAGGAATTTATACAGTTTCACTCTGTTCTCCTCTGGGATGTCCCCAAAGGTCATGGAGAATCTTATCTCATCCTCCAATTGCTCTGGAATCTCAATGAATCCATTGGCCCACTCTTGCCTTCTTATCTCATCCAGAATCAATCTCTCTGGTGTATCCACTAGGCAGTACACAAGCTGATATTCATCCTTTCCAGTCAGCCAAAGATATCCTTGACCTTGGGCATAGTAGGCTGGGTCAATGTCATTCTTGAAGTGTGGGAATGTGTGGATGTTCCATGAGGATTTGGCATCTGCCAGAAGTTCCTTGATGTTGAGGTCTGGCTCTCCAGTGATGTATTCATTAGAGAGTCTGTTCTTTCTGAATTCTACCCCATCAATCACCTCTGTGTCTAGTCCCCATCTCAGTACTCTATTGGCCATCTGCATGGATTCTGTCTCCACCTCAAGACCCTTGTCTGTGTACTTGTTTGAGAAATCCTTTGGCCTATTGAATGTCATCTCCACCCATAGGCCCTCCAGATAGGTCTTGGCTCCTTTGCTCAGTTCTGGCTTTGCATCCATCTTCTGCTGCAGTACATCTCTCCTCTTCGCTTGGATGTCAGTGAGTTTGATTTTCTCCAGAAGAGTCTTCAATTCATCCTTCTGATTGTCAGTGATTTGGGTCCCTCGGCCCACACTGGTGATGTGACTCAGAGCAGAGCATCTGAATAGATACCCACTCCAGTCAACAAGTTCAATGCTCTTCTTCATTCGTCTAATTTTTTGATTTGTTCATCACTCAGAGAGTACTTGTTCTCCAGTTCCTCTCTACTATACTCACCAGCCAGAATTGCCTCCAGTGCCTTCTTGAATCTTGAGTCTGCCAGTGCTGGCTTTTTTGGATTTGTAGGCTGACCAGCAGCATCAGAATCTGAGTCTGTGACTAGGCATAGCATCCCAGAGATGTGGTATCTCTTTGAGTAGGAGATGGCAGACCCCATGACTTGGAATTCATTCATCCCTTTTAGTTGGACCCCTTGAGGGATGTCCATTGTCCCCTCTATTGTCTCACCAGACTCCACATGGAAGACAATAGTGGTCAGACTTGTCCCACTCACTATCTGAGTGAATCCCAGACCATGCTTGGCCAGAAGTGGATTGATGACTCTCAGAATCTCAGAGAGACTGGTGTATGTGTATCCATACCCCTTGGTGTTCTTGTGGATGACTGGGACCTCTTGAGAGAATCCAGCCAGAGCCTTGCAAAAATTTGCGTTCATATTTAACTGTTTATTGATTACTACTATTATCCTTCACCTCATCATAATCACCAGATTCTGAGAAGTTGCTCATCCAGATTGTGACCATGGCTCTGGCCTCATTTCTAGTCATTGCAAAGTGTGCCTCCACATAAGGTGCAGCACCCCACATGTTGGTGTCCCCAGATTCTCTGAGGTCATTCAGATACTGGAAGACCTCTCTCTCCAGTTCTGTTGTTGGTCTCATTTTTTGTCCCATTTTTCTTGATTTATTGATTTACACTATTTGATGACCTTGATGCAATCCACTCACCTCCTTTGTACTTGATGAATGTCTTGGCCTCCTTCAATGTCTTGCACCAGTTTGCCAGATTCCCACTTGAATCATGCTCCACTATGTAGGTCCTTGGATTGTCATCCACTGATTCATATCTGGATTCAATTTGCTTGTATGAAGATGATGGATAGACTTTCCACTTCACTCCTTTGTAGTCCACCATCCACCCATCTGACCTCAGAGGTCTGGACCATCTTGTGAGATTCACATCACTCACATCTGCTCCCATCAATCTGGCTCTCTTCCTCATGTAGTTGAGACAATTCTCTTGAGCCACTTTCCTCAGTGGTTTGTTGGTCTCAGCATTCCAGATGGTGTCCAATATCCACATGATTTGTTCTCCTTTTTGGCAGTGGTAGCCTCTCATCCAGATGACCAATGGATGACCCTTCCAAATCACTGGCAGACCCACTCTCCACTTGCTCCAGATGTAGCTGCCATTGTTTGGCTTGAATCTCTTCACATTCCTCCCTAGAGTGGATGTCTCTGACTCATAACTCCCAGAGATATCATTCTCAATGAGAATCTCCATCTCCTTGATGCCATTGCCAACAAAGTGGATGTTTGCCCTTTTAGTGAATGACTGGGATAGGGCCTTCATTTGTTTCAGTTCTTGAATATACATGTCTATCTGTTTTATTAGTTATCTATACAAGTGAAATCCATCTCCACCATTCTCTCTGTTCTCCATGATGAGGTCCCTAGTGGATGACTGGAAGTCCTCTGCATCCTCATGGCTGATGTATGTCCATGTGACTGGTCCCTCTGCCCATTCCCCAGCATTCTCTTGGGACTTATAAAACTGCTCCACTGATTCATATCTGGACAAATTTGTGGACTCACACATGTCACAGTCTCTGCTCCAGACAATCATGCAAAAGTGTCCATGTGTCAAAATATCGCTTTCATAGATGACCTCTGCTGCACGTTCTCTCCTCTCCCTTTCCTCTGCATCCTTTTTGATACGTTTCGCCCTTAAAACGTCTGAAAATACGCTTTTCATTAGATTCTTGTACATTGAGGGTCTTATTTCATTCCCTTTACCCTTTGCATTGATGATGGCATTGATTGCAATCATTCTCTGCTCTCTTGTGATTTGATTCATTTCTCTGATGTGTTAAGGGGAGGACCAGATGGCCCTCCCAGATTTATACTTGATTAAATATTTGATTTGATTAGTTCCACAGATTTGACTGCTTGAGTCATTGCTGAGACACATGCCTTCTTGTCATCCTTGAGCCTTGTGGTCCATCCCTTGATGTATGCTTGAGAGTTCTCATCATTATCTTTGGGATTGAGACCACAATCTCCAGACAAGTACATGGATGATATCTCTGCCACCAGTTCCTCCTTTGCATAGGTCTCATCTCCCCAAGTTTTCACATCTGTCAAGGTGTCTCTGTTCAGTCTGTCCTTGTGTCCAGTTGAGTGTGACATCTCATGAAATAGAGTCTTGTAGTATGTGTCAAGGTCACAGAAGTCTTCCTCATGGGGCATGTTGATTGAATCTGTAGAAGGTCTGTAGTAGGCTCCTCCTCCTCCATGTCCCAATGATGGACCAGACTCTCCTCCAATGTATCCCAGAATCACTGCCTCTGCCATCTCATTTGGAGTCTGCTCAGTCCCCTCAATCTTCTTGTCCAGACCCTTTGGCTCAAGGCCATCAATCTGGTCAATGTTAAACACTGAGAAGTATCTCAATGTGAAACATTTTTTAAATCTCTTTGCAGAGAATGTCAGTCCAGCCTTCTTGATGTCCTCCAGAGTATTGTAGTACTTTTTTGACTCCTTGTCCAAATATGATATCTTCCAGAGAAAGACCTCAGTGGACTTCTCTCCTCTCTTCACTTGACCACCATTGGCCTTGGCTTGGTTGTATGTCATCCACTCATTTGCACTGTATCCCTCTCCTCTCATCATGGCATTGAGCCAGAAAATATTGAATCCATTGTATGCCTTCCCAGTTGCCCAATTGATTGGTCCAGATGAGTCTTTCCATCCCATAAACCATCTCAGACCTTCTTTCTCCAGACCAGCAATGACCACATCATTGATGCGGTCATAAATATCCTTAGAATCTGATGATGATGTCTTGATTGCTTTGCTTGATTTTGTGATTGTTTTCATGTCGTGTTTTTTTTATGATTAAGGAGGTGGACTATCCACCTCCCAGTGTGATTTTCTACTTTATTAATTTAGCATGCTCCTAGTTTACTCATGACCTCCTCCATGGTTGGACCAGATGCCATCTCATTGGATATCTTATTCAATATGTTCTGTATTTCCACCACATCAGCCATCTGTTGCTTCATGTCATACTTTCCCAGACCAAAGGACTGGATGGCTCTCCTCCTTGTCATGATGTCACTAACTACATCAAAAAAAGCAATCAAGAGATGGTCTTCCTCAAGCACCAGTTTTGCATCCACCTTGTTCATCACCTTAACCATCCCAAGGCTTCTGTCCTTGATTTCTGTTGTGTTCAAGACTTTCTTTGCATCTGCCACCTTTGCCTCATTTGACATCTCTTGAAGATTCACAATTTCACCATTTATCATGATTCCAGAGATGTGAGCATATTTCTCAATGTGAGACCAGATTTCCTCAAAAAATTCAAGTTGATTTGAATAGATATGGATGTCTGGAGTCATCAGTTCTCCAATGAATGTCTCTCTCCAGATGTTCACATCATTAACTGCAGAGGACACATAGTGAAATGTGGATTGAGTTTGTGTATCATAGTTAATTTTAAATTTTATTGTAAAATTATCAGATTTCAAAATTGCTGCTCTCAGATTTGATTTGCTTGTGAAAATGTTTTTTCCTAGTTCCATGATTCCTATTTTTTTTTGATTTAACTTGATTACTTGATTAGACCTATTTGCACTCTTAACTGGATGCACTTGTTGTGATTGAATCCATAAATCTCAATCATAGCTTGGTGTTTAGCCTTTAGCTTGATGATTCTTCCTTCCTTAGTTCTTGAGTTAACTTGCTGATTTTGAGATACTTGTGTCATTTTGTCGTGTTTTTCGTTATTGCCTTATGGCATTACAAAGGTAGTCAAGGGATTCACTTATCCAAATTTTGTCATCACTTTTTTCAATTAAAAGTGTACTCATTTTTCTGAATCCCTTTCTGTGACTGAGTTTCAAGACCACAAAAAAAGTTCATTTTTTTTGCTTTGGATACTTCTCCATGAGGTCTTGAAGTTCCTCTCTGGTCCACTTCCTAGTCTGGTGGGCCATTGAGTCCAGTCTTTGGACCTCATCCAGACCAATTCTGTTGATGAGTCCCTTCCTATATTCAATCAGATTCCCATGGAGATATTGATTGCACTTGACACACTGGCCATGTACATTTGACTCATCAAATCTCAGAGAGAAGTTGGTGGATGGATAGTAGTGTCCAGCATCATATTTCCCCTCAAGAGTCACATGGCATGAGATGCACTTCTTGCCCTTGTCTCTCATTCTTATCCATGGATTGAAGCACTCTCTCTGGACCTTGCCCACTAACTTCTGGACTGTGATATTCTTGTCATGCCATTCCCTCCTTGCAATCCTTGCCTCAGTCAGTTTCTTTTTGAGTGCCTTCTCCTTGGCTAATAGGATGGCACACTGTACACTGCAGACATTCTGAGTTGATTTGTATTGGAGAAAAACATTGCTGCAGTCTGGGGCCTTGCAAATCTTCTCAGAAGGGATTGTCTTCATCTCTCTGGATTTGGTTGAGTGAGTTGGTCTTCATTGACTCATATCCCACATCTGAGAATCTGCTGATAGACAAGTCCACTGCCATGGGATAGATTCCACAATCTCCTTCTCTATTTTTGGCAATGATTATCTCTGCCATTCCATGGCTGGAGCCTCCAGATTCCATCATGTCCTCTCCATAGTATTCTGGCCTATGAATGAAGGCCACAATGGAGGCATCTTGCTCAATCTCTCCAGATTGTCTGAGGTCTGGGAGGCTTGGTCTCTTTCCTACCTTTGCAGAGTCTCTGGATAGTTGTGCCAATGCCATGACTGGGACTCCCAGATTCTGACTGATTGCCTTGAGGTCATTGGAGGCATAGGTCACAGATTCATACATTGACTGTCTCAAGTTGGTAGGTCTGATTTTTTGTAGGTAGTCAACAATGACTACATCCACCCCTCCATCTGCTCTCCTTCTGGATATCTCTGCAGCTATGTCTCCAGAGGTCTGTGACCCTTCTACTATGTGCAAATTTTTCTCCATTCTCTCATTCCAGACATTGGTCACTCTTGTGCTTTGCTCATCAGTCATCTCTCCATATTTGATAGTGTTTGAATTGACCCTTGACTGGTGTGCCAGCACTCTCCTCATCATCTGGCTCCTTGACATCTCCAGAGCAAAGATGATGACCTTGAGGTCCATCTTGGTGACCCAGTCTGCAGCACATGAGATGGCCCATGCAGTTTTTCCCATTGCTGGTCTGGCTCCCACCACCATGAGGTCCACATCTTCCAGAAGCACTACTCTTCTGAATGTATTGAATGGGAGAGATATTCCAGTCAAGATACCAGCAGCAGCTTTGTCATGTGACTGGAGTACCTCCACAATGGTCTGTTTATTTGATGTAGGTCCAGAGATGACCTCATCCATCTCCTTGATTGATTCTGACATCCATTGTCTGTACTTGTCCAGAGAAAAGGATTCATTCTCAATGCTGGTGTGGATATTTGAGGCCATCAATTGAGCCTTCCTCTGGTGGTAGTGATATTCTGCCTTATTCAAAAGTGAATCAATGTACATCATCTCCAGTGTGCCTATCTGTGAAGTCATCATTGAAACATTCACCACATACTTCTTGTCATAACCACCAGCCATGAGAATCTGACTCACTGTGAGGATGTTTAATTCAGAGCCAGATTTGAGCAGTTTACTCATGACCTCATGTACTGCTTTGTGGATGCCTATCATGTTCCACTTTGGATTGATTTTGGAGAAGATATCCAGAGCCTCTTGAGGTCTTGATGATACCATTATCACCCCATAGATTTTGTCAAGTGTCTCTTTCATTTTGTTGGGATGTATTTTGTTGAGTTAGTATCTTGATTGATAAATCTGTCCAGCTTGTCTGGTCTGGAGAAAAATTCCAGAGTTAGATGCTTGAATGGAGGACTGGTGGACTTGTGAAATTCATCAGCCTTGGCTGCTTTCATTGCAGAGATGATGTCCTTCTTTGTATAGCCTTCCTTGAGTCTGGCCTTGTACTTCCTTTTCACCATGTCTGACATCACCCTTGTCTTCTTGTCAAAAATCAAATTATAGACCTCCATCAGTTTATCCCAGTTAACACTATCAGTGACAGTCACAGTATCAGTATCAGTTAATTCTGTTGCACTAGGCTCAACAAGTGTTGTCATAAGTTGCCTCTGGGCAGCACTCAACTTGCCAGCACTTGACCTCTTGCCAATGATTCCCTCCCACTTCTTGAGGTCCCTTCTCAATTGCTGCTTGATAGGCTCAAAAGCCACCTCCATGAGCAATCCCTCTGGTTTTGGGTCAAGGTCATTCACATAATCAAGTATTAATTTGAATAGTACTCCAGACTCTGCATCTGGCAGCTTGTCCACTACCTCCTTGAGGTCAGTGTACAATACAAAAGATTTCTTTCCTTTCATAGTTCTCTATTGATATTTTTTCTTATTTCATCTTGCTGGGATGCTCTACTTCTGTATGACTTCCCTCTCAGTGACTCTTGCTCCTCTTGCAGTTTTGCTCTGACTCTCACAATGGACTTTTCACTGGTCAATTTGCCTCTGGAGAATGTGTCCAGAAAGTCAAATCCAGTCATGAGTTCTGTCTTCTCCTTTCCCATCTCATGCCACCAGTATGTGGCAATCAGTTTGAAGTCATCATCTCTGAGATGTGGTACTGTTTTCAGCAGATGCTCCACCTTGCCCTTGATGTTTTTCATTTGTGTAAATAGACTCATTTTGATATTATTTAAAATTCATACTTGACTGGTATATCTGGCACAGTTTGCCATCAATCACCTCTTCTCTGTAGTTCATGTCCTTGACCCTCCAGCATGACCATTCCACTATACTCTGGAGATATACTTCTCTCTCATATTTCTTCCCATTTTGGATGGAGTCTTTAATTTTGTATAGAGCCAGATTCAAATCATTCATGTCAGTGAATTCTATACTGATACTCAATACTTTCTTTTCTGATTTTGCCATGTTACCCTATTTTTCTCATTATTTTACTTTTTGCCTCTTCCATGTCTCCACTCATGACCCACTCAATGAGGTCTTGAACATCTGAATGGTCCAATGTGATTGATGCCTCACCACTGCTGCACTTGTCACATTCTATCGTCTTGTAGCATCCACCGCAGCACATTGATGCTGGCTTGCTGCACTCTGGTCCCCACTCGTTGAATCCTTCACCATTGCACTCTGGGCATGTGATTTCAATTGTCACTTCTATATTCTCGCTCATAACTCAATAATGTATTTGATGTTGTTGATATTAATATCCTTTTTTTGCATAAACACTGCAATTGCACTGACTATGTTCTCTGATTGTACTGTGAATCCTCCTAGAGTTGGGGTGTCCATTCCTTCCAAGAAGTATGTGATGTGGAATGTCTTCATTTTATTTCTTTTTTTGGTTTCTGAATCCTACTATCTCACTCATAAATTTATTCCTCTCCATTCTGTTGACCCATTCAATGAGTTCTGTCTTTGTATCGTCTTGAGTATTGTGATATGGAGCCTCAACTCCATCAGATGCAATCAGTCTCCAGATGGTAGCCTTTTTTGTGGTCCATCCAGAATCTCTGACCACTTGCTCCTTCTTGATTGTGTAGTCATGTCCATCCAGTGTGAATGTCCTTCCACCAGTTTTGAGTTTGACCTCTCCAGTGAAAAGGTATTCACTGATAAATGAGTTCAATCTGTCCAGTTCATTTTTTGCCTTGATTTCTCTGGAGCAGATTCTTGAGAGATTTTTGTCATTGTAGATGTTGGCAAAATGAGTGTTTAAAATTTGATTTTTTTGATGGATGATGTCATCAAGTTTCTCAACTTTGTCCCAATAGTCTTGTCTCAATTTCTGCAAATTAATGCAGTCAAAAATTGCTTTTTTCATGTCGTGTTTTTTTATGTTTGGCCAAAGATAAAGTCAAATAAATCTTAATTCCTAATTTTTAGCAATAAATCTCACATTTGCCCATTATCACTGGGATACAGAGCATTTTGTTAAATAAATATACTTTTTTGTTAAAAAACTAACACTGCCCCTCTACAGCCCAGTGTTTATGGGCATTCTTCATATCTTTTATTTTTGATACTACCACCCCAGAAAGGTACTAAAGTCTCTTAAATCGTCTCTAAATGGCCTTAAATCGAATTTGTGTTTTTTTCAAATTAGGCATTTTTCAAGCATAAAAAAGGCCCAAAATTGATGTCAATCTGGGCCACTTTTTTGATTCTTTTTGGTCACTTATGGAGTACTGTCTTCAAAGGTGATGATTGAATGACTGAGTGACCTTGTTGCCAATTCTCTCCACTCATCTGTGAGCATTTTTTTGGCCTCTTCCAGATTGTCATGGAATCCAATTTCACACAAAATGGCTGGACAGTTACTCTTTGAGATTATGTAGAAATTGTCAGATTTAACTCCTCTCCATTTTGTCATGTTGGCAAAATTCTCCTTGAATTCATCCTCCATGATGTCCACCAGTTGCTCTGTTTTTTTACTTCTCTTTGGTGCAATATGGAGAGAGATGCCTTTTGCATTTGCCCACTTTCCATCACTCCCAGCACCATTGGAATGGATAGAAATGAGGATACATTTTCTCTCTTTGTTCTCTTTGTTTGCTCTCCTCACTCTGTCTCCAAGTGAGATGTCATCCTCCTCTGGGACCAGAAGAGAGGCAGAGATTCTCATCCTTTTCAATTCATTGACCAGCATGCTTGCAAGTATTCTGTTGTTCACTCCTTCATAGATGACTACCTTTCCAGTCACTGGGTCCTTTGGACTTTTCTTGCCCACTGTTGGATAGTATCCCTCTGGATGTTTGTCATTGATTAGCCAGCCACCATGACCAGCATCAATCAGATAGTGGTACTTTGACCTCATTGTCCAGTCCTCATGCTCTGTGTGTTCCATTTTCTCTCGGTTTATAGTTTCTTGTGAACCATTGGAGGTCGATTCCAATGTGTCTGATTTGTTTGCTCTTGCAGATTTGTTGGACCTTATGGTCCCATTCTTTCTCCCACTTATGGAAAATTTCTGTATAACCTCCCACAGTATCCTCATCAAAAATCTCATACAAAAATGATGTATTAATCTCCTCTAAGATGTTCACCACCTTGAGGGCCTCTTGTTCGTATCTTCTTTTTTGCCATCTGTTGCTCAGACCACTCAGTGGCTGGATTGCATCATCTGGCTGGATTGCCTCAATCATAATCTCTCCAGATTTTAGTCCATAGCTTGTCAATCAAAATCCTCCCAAGAATACTGATGACAATCCCCACAAGTATCCAGAGCCACCATCTTGAATGGCTCCTCACAATCTTGGTCTTGTGCCTCACTTCCACTCTCTCATTCTTTGCATCCAGCTTGGCTTGTAGCTGGTCCATCTTGTACTTCCATTTTGACTCTTGCTCTTGCATCTTGATGAGAGCCATCTCAAGTCTGTGAGACTTTCTCACCTCTTGTCTGGTCCTTGCTTTCTCAATCTGAATCTGTTTGACTGGGATGATGGTATCATATTGAATCTCTCTGACTATCTTCTCCCAGATAGTGGTGTCACCAAGATGGACCATGACTGAGTCTATGTGCCATCTGGTCAGTGTGATTGTATCATTATACTGGGACACAATTTTTGGGTCCTTCTGTATGGCCTTTTCAAGCAGTTTCTGAGGACTTCTACATGATGAGAGTACTATCACACCAGTCATCACGATAAAGGCTCTTAAAATGGCTCTATTCATCTCTGTCATCTTTAGGTAGTCCAATGAGTGAGTCCTTGCTCCTTAATAGCAAAGCAGCCATCCCAAAGAATCCAGCCATGTCTGTAGTACTTGACCCTCTGTGAATCATCCACATGGAATACATGAGGAGAATCAGTGCCAGTGTTGTTGTCATCCAGTTTCTCAATACTCTATTTTTCATTTTGTTGTTTTTTTGATCAATTTGTTAAAAATTTCACAATCCGGTGGTGTAAATTTAACATTTATTTAGTCATTATTTTCTCCACCATCTTCTGTATCTCTCTCACAATTCTCAATTCCATCTGGGCCATGTTGGTCTCCAGTTTCTGGTGTCCTTGGTGGACCTCTTTCTGTAGTTCTGTAAATTCTCCACGCATGTCATCAATTCTCTTGTGGAGTGCAGTGTTCATCTCCTTCTTTGCATCCTTGAGGTCTGCAAGTTGTTTCTCTTGCTCCAGATTTTTTGCTTGCTCTAGGTCAATTCTGCTCTTGAGTTTGACATAGGCTCCCACTGCTCCCACTATTCCAGAGGATGCACCAATCAGCACATCTAGGCCCACTCTGTAGTCTTCCAAATTTTCTGCCATTAGTTCCCAGTATTATTGCGTAAAAAATCCACAAGAGTGGTCTCAGTGAATACCACTGCTCCACTCTCATCTGTCCAGTTCCCAATGTCACTCACTGGGATATCTATTGACCCAGTCTGGCTTGATATTGAATAGGTGTCTGGCTCAACAGTTTTGAAATAAACTGACCCCAATTGCTTGAGGTTGTTCACCACCCCTCCAGTTCTGGTATCCTCTGCCACTATGTAATGGCCATCAATGTATAGCTTGCTCATATCAGTAGAATGTTCTCTTGTTCTTTTTTCTTATTCCCACAGTACATGTCAGCACTGCTCTTCTTTGCCATCTGTCAAGATAGTCAATCTCTGGAGCCTCCTCCACCACCACTGGGATGTCTAGTATGTTATAGAGATGATTGTGAGCATTGTAGTCACTGATGTACATGTCATTCTCACTCAAGAGATACAAGTCTGTGAGTGCAGTGATGAAACAAGGGAGAAGTGGGTCAGTGCTTATGATGTACTGGTCCAAGTTCTCTCTCACCACTGTCTTGACTGTTCTGTCTTGATAGATGAGGTTGTCAATCTCAGTGTTGACTTGTCTGTCTCCAATGAATCCATGGAATCTGATGCAGTCCTCCACATTTGCTCCAGTAAAGTTGATTCCTTCAATCTCTTGCTGGAGGTTGAAAACTACTCTGATTCTGGCAGTCTGTAGGGCATTCTGCACAGTGTATGGCTGGAGATTATACTGTCCCCAGATGAAGTCTCCAGTGACCCCAGAGATATCAAATGTCACTTTTAATGTGTAGCATCCAGCACCTTCCAATGGCAGCACATCCTTCCACTTTATTGTTGTATAGTAGGCATTTTCCTCATTTGGGAATTCCTCCACAGTTGGTGTGTACAGTGTCACTGGCTGGCCATCCTTCTCAAGAATAAATCCAAAAGAATCAGATGGGTCTGAGACCTTTATCCATGCACTGGTCACATCATTCTTCCAAGTCTCTGAGCCACCTCCAGCAAGTACCAACATGGGGCAGTCACAACATATTTTGAAGCCTCTATCTTGCTCCTCAAATATCTGAGGCAGTTTGATTGACTTGTACTCCCTCTGGTGTCTGTCTTCTATTGGGATACATGGTGGGTCTGCACATGGTCCAGTGCTGAAAAAAGAGACATTTGATGGCTCCTTGATGTTCCATATCTCAGAGATAGGACATCCACATGGTTGCTGGAGGAGAGTCCATGCTTGTGTGCCAGTATTTGGACCAGCACCACATTTGCTCTCTGACAAAAACCACACACAACTTCCATCAATTTGTGGAGCAGACCAGAGATAGTATCCAAAAAGTCCCACACAATACTCCCAGTATGGCTTTCCATTATACACACCAGCAGCATTGCTGATGTTTGCTATGTCTTGAATTGATTGAATTCCAACAATCAGCGACACACTAAAGCAGCACTCTCTAAATCTATCACCACATGACAGAATCACCAATCTGTATGGCCAGTCAATATAGTTCCATGTGCCAAATCCAATAGGGCAGCCATTATCTTCTGGCTCCATCTTGTAGATGGCAAGAGGTGGACCACCAAGTGAGTCACTCACATGCCACTCATCAGTAGGAAAATAGAACAGATACAGAGTACCAAAATCCACAGTATTGAATTCATAGTATGAGGAGCCATTGAATAGTCCAATAGGTTGGAATTCTCCAGAGTCTGGATGGTCTCCTCCATTCCATTGTATGTATAAACATCCACAATCAGCCATGTTGGTAGTCTAAAATATTGACAATAAATCCCTTTGCTGCCTCATCCATGAATGGAAGAGTGGAGGCATTTATCTGACTAATCAGCACCATGTTTCCCAATATGTATGGATAGATGTACTGGGCCACCTCTGTGGATAGTTCTGACACCTTTGTCTCTGCAGTGTGCTTGTCATCCCCAAGTCCCATGAAATAGGCCACCAGTGCCATTGTACCCTCTTCAATCAGAGTCTCTCTCTGTAGATTTCTCTCTTTATAATTTCCTTGCATGTTTTCTCTTTTTTATCCTATTTGTATCCCTAACGTGTTGATGTAAGCATCTCCATTGTATGTATCTCCAGCATTAGCTGGGTCTCTATAAATCTTCACTACTATTGGGTCATTCGGTTGCAGATTCAAGGCTGCTCCATTGAATGTCAAAATGGCCTTTTGAATTGGGAAGCCATTGAGTGCTTGGAATGTATAGCTGGTCCATGTGGTATCTGCATCATTTCCAAAAAGTCCAAGGAGTGATGGTGTCTGAATACCCACAAAGAATCTCACATTTCCTCCACCACCATTGGTGGAGAATAAACATGTGACCACTATGTCACTCCCATTGACATAATATGATGGGAGTAATGTATTTACAAAGCATCCATCTGGTGTCCCAGTCCCACTGAATAACTGGAATCTTGTGGACTCTGATAATGTGACTAGTGCAGTGGCTCCAATGTTTGTGATGCCATTCCATGTGTATGCTGCAGCTTGAGACATGTCAAAAGCATAGAAGGTGTCAACATGTGTCTCTGACCCTCCAGATGCTGCTGGTTGAAAAGTTACATTTCCAAGTCCATCAGTAGTCATCACATCTCCAGCATTGCCATCCAGCACTGGAAGAGAATACTGTCCGAGAATATTTATCTCTCCAGTGGCTCTGTCTATTTTCACTGCCACATCTATCAATAGTCCAGCATCATCAAATCTGTAGATTTGAAAATCACTTCCAGCATTGCCTCCAGTCTCCAAAGTATCCACTACTATCTGCCATCTTGGGTCACCTTGATTGTTGAATTCCAGACCTCTCTTCTCACCATTTCCAGCAGATAATTTCAGAAGAGCCTCTTGTCCAGAGTTCGCTGAGATTGACAAAATATTCCCACCAGTCATCTGAGTGCTGCCAGCAAGGTCTGAGATGTCTAAGATGAATCCATTCAGACTCACAAATCTATTCCCAGACATGGACCCATCAGCATTGTAGATGTTCTCCAGTAGAGATGTGATGAGTACCTCTATAGGATATCCATCCACATCACCAATCCACACACTATCAGTTGACAGATTTGGAAGTCCAGCAGTTCTGGATGTGTTATAGACTTTTAGCTGACCTCCATTGACTGCTGATTTGAGTACAGTTGCCACTCTCTGAATCTCAGAGGCTCCAGTTGGTCTTGTGGTAGTGAATCCTCCTCCAGTACCCACATACAAGATATCTCCATCAGAGAATCCACTTGTATCAAGTCCTTGTATTTTTCCAAATGATACAACCTTTTTCGGATTTGTATCATCCAGCACTTCTGCAGTGACTCCAATACATGGCATTTTGTTTGGGTCAGTTGAATCACATGGCTCCACCACAAGGAGGTCATTGTCATAACCAGCCAAATAGACTGCAGTACCTTTGGGAATTGACCCAGTCAATGCTGATGTCTTGCAGTCCTTGACCACATTGCTGATGTTGGCAATGTCATCAGATATCCATTGTCCAGTAGTCACATCAAAATACAAGACTCTCCCATCATCTGAGTTGGTTGGACTCACTGGGAGTCCAGTAGTCACATCTGTGAGGTCATTGAGTTGCTCTGCTCCAGATAGTACTGACTTGAGTGTGGCTCCAGAAATCTTCCTTGATTCATAGGTCACACCATTCCAGTAGTCAACGTCATAGAAGTCCTCATCATTAATCTGGAAGGCCTCCAGTGGATAGTTGTGAATGTTGCTCATTTTATTCTTTTTTTAGTTTGCAATTGTTTTGTTATCTCCACCAGTTGTGGTCTTGATTGTGCCATCTGTCATGGTCTTAAATATGACCCCATCACTAGGACATTTGGTCTTGATTTTTGTTGTGAATTTAACTCCACCAGATAAGTCAATCAAGTCTGGATTGAAATAGCACTCCATTCTGGCCACATCTGGTGATGGATATGTGATTCCCATAAGCAATCCAGAAAGTGGCTCCAGTGGATTGTTGGTGTTATTATCATAGTTCACCACAGTACTCAAAATCCATCTCCTATCTGCTTGAAATGGCTCCACTGTAATCATTCCCCATGTACTAGATGGGTCCCAGAATTGTCCATTGATTAGCTGGTGAGTGGCCACCACTCTCATGAGTTCTCCTTGCACCACAATCCCCACATTGACATTGCTTGAGTCAATGTACAGTTCTATGTTCTGTATCACTGATGGATTTGAGTCATAGTCTTTTATTCTCAGAGGCTCATTGTGCGTGTACTGTAGTCCTTCAATCAATGCACTCAATTCTAGTCTCACAGTCCAATCTGGAAGGAGGTCATCATATTGCTGCCAGTTCTGATTTTGTGATGGATAGAAGTCCACACTGGCATTGAGTTGAGTGAGCCAGTACTTCCAATTCATTAGCCATGGAGCAAAGATTCTCACTCCATACTTTGTGGGAGTGTCAAGTAATGGGTCAAGGTCAAGGACTGCAGTCAGTTTCTCTGATGTATTTGGTAGTGTATTGATGACAGTCTGAGATTCATTGAGCAGATACCTTCCATCATTGGATATCTGTACTGTGGAGAATCCAAAAATGACCTCTTGAAGAGTAAAGGAATCACCAGTCACAAAGTTGAAGGCCTCCATCTTGATTGAGACTGATTCCACTGGCTGATTCTTGTCCAATAAGAATCTCCCCACATAGGCAATGTCATCCTCTGTGTTGCATTCAAATCCACTGAATGATGTATTGATGTCAGAGACATTCTCTGAGTGGTCTAGGAAGGCATAGGACTGCTCCATGAGCAATGGACCTCCCTCTGGTGGGTCACATGTTAGCTGGGCATCATGTGCCAATAGATTCAGATTCCCACATCTGACCCATAGAAGGAATCTCCTATCTTGTGGGTCCCTCCCATCCATGAATGTCTGGAATGATGCACTGGGAGTGATTGTCACATTGATTGTGGTGACAGTCCCAATGGATGTCACTGAGTTGATTGTCAAATCATAGCCAGCACCAGATGGATTTGTGAATGAGTTGTATGTGGTGGCAGCCAGCACTGGACTGGTGGCCACAATCATGGTCAGAGCAGTCTGGCTCTGGACCTTATTCTTGTAGTATGTTGGGTCAATTGAAAGATAACATGTACCAATTCCCAAATCAGTCACTGGTCCATCCACAATGATGTCACCAGTAGTGGGGACACAGTAGTCAATCTCTGGAAGTCCTTGGACCAGTACTGCATCAGATAGGCCAGTGTTGAATGGCTGGTCAAAGTATCCAGTATCTGCATCCAGAGAATAGGTCCCAGTGATTCTGTTGTATGGCTCTCCAGCCACCACTGCCCATTGAGTGCTGAATCCAGCCTTGAGGCAATCTGATGAAAAAAACCAAGCAGAGTCATACATCCCAGAATTGATGAATTTCACCTCCACCTCCCATCTGTAGAATTGGTCCACATTTATGATTCTTGTGATGCTGCTGGACACAAGGAATTGACCAGACTGATTGCCTAGTATAGTGGCACTCAATGAGCCTCCCACAGAGAGTGCTGCAATCCCAGTCATCCTTGCTCTTGTGACCTCTCCATCAATCTGTGAGAATTGAGTGAATGGGGTCCCATTCTGTGAGTGATTCATCAACAAATCAAGCTGGTCAAATGGAAGAGCAGAAGTAGAGCCACTGGCCACCACTGCAGTGAGTGTCATTATCTCTGAATTACCTATTGAGTACCATGTTGGGCAAGATGTCAAGTCAATCACAGAGTCATTGACAAAAGTTACAAAGGACCAGAATGGTGAAGCTATCACTGCCCCACCAGATGTGTATCTCACACAATAAACCCATTGATTTGGTCTGAATCCAGCATCTAGCCATGATTGAGTTGACTGGACTTGGTTTGTAGTTGGGTCCAGTGTCAGTGGATTGCCTACAGAAGACATTCGTATCTGACCTCTGATGGTCATCACTGCAGTGACCTCATCACCAGCATTGGACTCATAGAATGATGTTGACTTTCCTAGTGAGTCTGTGAATTGTATGTCATCTATTAGTATTGGCATGTTTCTGAGTTATTTCATTTATTGCATCCACATCTCCATTCTTGATGCTCTTCAAAATCCTACTCATATCTGCACGAATTGGAGCCACTTTAATACTGGCATCTTGAGGAATCTTAGACAGATGTGCATCCAGAATGTTTGTCATTCTTTTCAAGTCTGTCAGAAGGCTCTTCTCTATGTCTTTAATGTTCCTTTTGTTGTCCATGTTTATGAGTTTATAGTTAAAACTGTCACCTTGCCATCTGCCCAGTTGAATGGCTCCTTGTATGTGATTGTGGAGAGGCTCTGCTCATCCTTGAATTGGATACTCAAAATCTCACACAGTACACCGTTAATGATGGCAAAATTGTTATTGAGCAAATTTACGAATTCTTGACCATTCATCCTCACTGGTGCATTGCTTATTATTTTAAAATCATTCAATTGTATCTCATTAATCTTGTGATACTTTTGATAGATGGCTCCAGCACTCATGATGTCCACATAGTTTGATGGCTGCTTTCCTCCTACAGTGTACATCAATTTTGTTGTGGAAAAAAATTGCTGGGACAGTTTCATGACTCCAATTCTACCCTCAATCTGTGCAGTATAGTTGCCATTCCCCCCAAAAGCATTGATGACCTCATCAGCCACCTCAAAGAATCCCTTTGCTATTTTCTCCAGCCAGTTCAGTGATTCCTTTCTCACTCCCAGAGCAAATGGAATGATGACCTCATTCAGTCCTTTGATTGACACAAGGTCTGGATTGTTCACAAGCACTGGCTCTGTACTGTACTCAGCATCTGTGGGGTCATAAAAGTCAACAGTATAGAGGTCAGAGAAATCCACATTATAATGGATGTAGTATCTTTTCCAGATGTCCTCAGTGTTGTATGTATATTCACTCTGTCTCTTGTCTTGGATGTTTAGTGCTGGGATGAATTGGTTGGATGTCACATTCTGCCAGTAGTCTCTTCTCTCAAGTTGGACAATGCCATTCCTCACTCTGGTCCTTGCATTGAATGTGGTCTCCATTGCATTGAGCAAAGTATCAAGTGATGGAGTGGTGTCTGATGCACTTGGATACCCTTTGGTGTATGCAAAATTCAAGTCATTCTGTAAGAAGTCCCAGAAGGAGTCCTTGTCCTTCACAAGTGGCACTGGACAGATGGTGAGTCCAGAGATTCCATCCAGAAGTGTGGACTGGAATTGATATCCTAGATAGTTGCACCCAGCAGTCAAAAGGTCCTTCACTTTGACGCCTTGAAAATATCTCACCTTTGGGAAGATTAACTCAAAAAACTGTTGCACCATCTTGATGAGTGCCACAATGGTCAAGGCCAAAATTGCTAACTGCAGAAGAGCCTTCACCACAAGAGTGGCAATTTCTGCTGGGTCAGTTGTGACTCCAGCACCCACCTCTGGTGTGACTGAGTCAATGATGTTGGTGATGGTCTCAGATAGTGCCTTGATTTGCTCAATGATATCCTTTGTCAATACATAGATAGATATCCCCAATCCTATTGCGGTGGCCACTGCATCATCTGGCAGAATCACATAGGGAATGTCAAAGGAATTGAATGTCACTCCTTTCCTTGCCATCAGTTCCCATGTGGTCCCCTCTGCTCTATCAAAAAAGTTGTCCTTCCCTCCTCTCCTCTTGATTTTCACCTCAATCTCAAAGTCTCTGAATATAGGCTCCTCAAGAAGGTCAACATAATACTCAAGCACCTCTCCTCCATTCGTCACCATAGTGTATGGAATTCCCTCAAAAGGACCATAAGTGAGCAAATGGGTCTGGATGAGGTCCACTGCCTCTCTGGGGAGGACTATCTTGTCAGTGTCCACCTCCAGAAAATCTGGTCTATCTGTGAAGTCAGACTCCACACCAATGCTCAAGATGTTTCTGGGAGCCACCTCAACTCCATTCAAAAAATGCCTCATTTTTTTACCTTGTATCTGTTGAATTGTACATTGTTTCCTCTGGTGGTCTGTCTGACTATTGTCATGGCTCCAGTCACCACATCCTCCACTCTCAAGTCATGCTCTGGCTTTTCCTTGATTACCTTCTCAAGTGATAGAAGTCTCTGCACAATTGGAGCAGTATCCCATCCATTTCCTATCTGAGAGGCTCCTCCTTGCATTATCTTTCCATTCTGATAGTCTTGGGCCACTTTTGCCAGTGCATCATTTGAGAGGCCTCCTATGGCCCTATTTTGCTCCTTGGTCAAAACTCTCTCATTTGGATGTAGTATGGCATGAAATCCACCTTGGCCATCAATGCCAGCACCATGGCTCCCAGTGTCCTCAGTTCCATCTTTGAATGTGGGAGTGAATTGAGCAATGAATTGCTGGAGAAGGGAGACATCTTTAATGGTGTCAGTCAGAGGTGAGTCAGAGCCAGCTTGGACCTTCTGTCCATAGGTCTGAAAGACAGTATTTGCAAATTCAATCTTTGCCTTCAGTTTCTCCTCTTGTATTTTCTTTCTGTTGGCCTCGTCAATGATTCGCTGCTGCTCTGCCAGTGACTCTTTTGCATCAATGTTCCCATTAGCTGCCAAGTCCCTCAGAAAATCTGATTGTTTTTGTGCAGCATCAATCTCCTTGTCCAGTTTTGCAATCCTCTTGTCAGATAGAAGATTCAAGAAGTCTGTGGCCACTTGTGCCATCTGCATCCTATCCTCCCACATTTGACCCTCTGCATCCTTGGCATTCTTTGCAGCATCCAGATTCACTTTTCCAGATTTATTTGCATAGGCAATCTGTAGGTCAATCAGTTCATCATTTGATGCCATCTGCTCATCAATAGCCTCATCATCTATGTCCTTGAGGTCATCAGCAGCATCCAGATGGATTTTTGTGATTTCTGCCTCCAGATTCTTGGCCATTTCAATCTTGATGGCATTAATCTCCACCAGTTGTGATTGATACTGTTCATCAATAGCCAGAAGGTCCTCTTGTAGTTCTTTTTGTATAGCTGCAATTTTGCTCTTGTCACCATTGGCCTCTTTGATTTTGTCTGCAGAGAAATTCATTGCACCAGTTGCAAGGAGTGACCTTTGCTGCTCCAGATTATTTGTGAGAGCATCCATCTCATCACTGTACTTGATTCTCATCTCTTGCTCCTCAAATCTCTTGTCTGCAAGTACTGCATCCTTTTTCATTTGGGTCTTCTTTGCAATCAGTTCCTCAAGTAGGTCCACATCAATAAATCCAGTAGTCTCTGCAGCAGTTCTCTGGGTCTCCATTTCTGCCTTGATTTGGTCATCAAGTGAATCAATCTGTCTGTCCATTAATATCTGAGCAATGTCATTCTCTAGGTCTCTCCTTTCCTTCATGAGACTATTGTACTCTGTCAATAGGTCAATGGTCCCCTTGAATTCAGTATTGAATCTCTTTGTCTCCTCTCTGATGTTTTTAGTGTTAGCAGTTACATTGGCTTGTGCTTGTGCAGTTTCAAAAGTTTGAGTTTTTGCCTCCTCCATCTGAAATCCATACTCTTCCACCTCTTCATTGTACACCTTCCATGACTTCCAATTTGCTGAGATTTTTCCTTCTGTGACTGTTATCATCTTATTGAAGTCGTTCAAATCCACTGAGCCATCTCTCATCTCTGCTGCAAGTTCTTTGAATCCAAGTCTTTCCATACTTTCTGCAAAGGATTTGTCACTCATCCCTCCACCACTCAAGACAATACCATTCCACTTTTTTGCATATCTCTGTAAAAAGTCCAAATCTTCTTGGAGTGCCTTGGCTCTGTCATTGACTGCTTTCCTATCAGATTTGGCTTGGTCTTGAGTCCTTTTGATAGCTTGCTCATTCAGTTGTCTGACCTCTGCCTCTGTTTTTTTCTTTTGTCTGATTAGTCTCTCATTTGCCTCCATCTCTTGCTGGAGTGCCTTGGCTCTTTCTGATGTTCTTTTTTCAGTTGTTTTGGCTGCTAGTTCTTGGATTTTGTCCACTGCTGCTGCTGCCTCTGCTGCTTGTCTTGCACCAGTTGCAATATCCCAGAAGGCCTTGGCCACCTCTATGAGTGCAGTGATTATCAAAATGAATGGAATCCCCTTCAATGCAGAGCCAAATCCTTTGGCAGTCTGGCCAGCAGTCTTGGTGGCTTTGTCCATTGCAAAAATACCCTTGACACTGTTCTTGAGTCCTCCAATCATTTCCTTGAGACCTCCAGTCATTACAAAGTTTGCAGCCTTTACTCCCAAGAGTGTGGTCCTATAAATTCCCCAAGCCATAATTGCAGACCCTAACACTGACACAATCTGAGTCAGATTGTTAGCTATGAATCCAATTGTGGACTTTATTGTCTCACCTACTCCAGTCCCTTCATTGACTGACAAAATGAATCCCTCCCATGCAGACTCCAGAAGAGTGAATTGTCCACCAATGGTGTCCAGTCTCTTTGCTGCCATGTCCTCCAGTTCATCATTCACATCAGTGATGGAGTCTCTGAGTTCCACCAATTGGTCTGACCCATCAAGGAAGGTCTGGAATGCTGCCACACTTCTCTTGTCTGTCAATTCCAATGCCTCACCAAGGTCTATGCCTCTAGCTTGTAGTTCTTGAAGTCCAGCAGCCAAATCATCTGCTGACTCAATTGGTCTGCCTAGTTGCTGGGCAAGGTCCCCATTGGCATCTGCTAAATTTAGAAGGATGTTTCTGGTGGCAGTGGCTGCACTACTTGCATCAAATCCACTGTTTGCCAGTTGACCCAATAGGGCAGTGGTGTCCTCTATTGAGAATCCAAATGACTTAGCCACTGGAGCCACAGTGGAAAGGCCAGTCTCTAGTTTGGAGAAGTCTAGTGCAGTTTTTGTGGTGGCCACTCCCATCACAGATGTCACTCTGGCCATCTCAGATGAATCCAGTCCAAATGCTCTCAATGCAGACCCAGCCAATGCTGCTGCTGCTGGAATATCTGCCCCAGTTGCTGCTGCAAAGTTTCCAATTGCTGCAGTGGAATTCTCAATCTCATCAGTAGAAAATCCCAGCTTTGCAAGTTCAATCTGCATCTCAGTGATTTGTGTGGCCGAGAATTGTGTTGTGGCTCCCAGTTCTTTTGCTTGTGCAGTCAATCCAGCCATCTCACTTGCAGTCTTCCCAGAGATTGCCAGAAGGTCTGCTTGTGCTTGGTCAAAGTTGACCACTATGTCTGTGGCTCCTCTGATTAGGCTCATGACTCCAAATCCACCAGCCAGTGTGGCCATAGATGCTCCCAGTTGTTTCAATGCTCCAGTGTAGTTCCCCACGTTTCTGAAATTATCACCCACAGTGGAATCAATATCCTTGAGGGCCTTGTCTCCAGCCTTGGCCTCTTTGGTCACAGAGTTGTACTGTCTTGAGAGGTCTCTGTATGCAGTTGTGTTTCTTTTGCCATTTCTCTCAAGGTCCAGCATCCTTGCAGCAAGTTCCTTGGATTGATTCTTGAGGTCTCTGGTCTTTACCACCAGTTTAGTGTACTCACTATTCTCAGCCTTGGCCATCTTTGCTGCTCTCTCAGATGCTTTGGCCACTCTCTCCTTCTCTTTGGCTTGTGCAGCATCTGTCTTGAGTCTCTGCTGGACTGTCTTCTCTTGCTCTTGTAGATTCTTTTGATTTGCTGCCAGTGCTTGACTCCTCTTCTTGACTGCATCAGCCTTGGCTTTATCAAGTTCAATGGCTTGCTTTTGCAGCTTATTGGCCTTCTCAGTTGACTTGACAAAGTTGTCAATTGCTTTGGTACTGTCAAACTTTGCACCACCCACAGACTTCTTGACTGCCTCTGCAGTCTCAGTCAGTGCTGCACTCAGTTTGTCAATGACTGCAATAGTCTCATCTGCAGATTCACGAATGTCACCAAAGATGTCATTTTCTGCTATTTCTTGCCTTGTGATTTTCTTTGCCATGCTTGTCTCTAATTGTAAAAAATTCGCTTACTGTTATCTCTTTTGGATTCAATCTAAATCCCATGTACTTTGATAGGTGAATCACTGCCTCTCTGATTCCCATACCCTCTCCTCTGTTTGACATCATTGACTTCATCTCTGCCTCTGCCAGTGATATCTCTGTCAGTTTGAATCTGTCTCTGGTTTCCACATAGGACAATTGGAGCAGAGCCTTCTCCTTCATCTTCTTGAGGAGTCTTTTGTATAATTGGCCCAGTCCATATCTCTGAATGTACTCATCATTCACCTTGTACCATGCCTCTGCTATATCTACCCCAGAAGTATTTTCTGGGTCCTTACACACATACTGATACTCTCCATCCTCTGTGATTCTTATCCAGTTTTCAAGTGGCATCTCATCAATGGAGGCCCAGCATTGTCCTTGTGAAATCTTGGTACTTGACCCGAAGTACTGCCACAAGTTTGTCCATGTTCTCATCAGTTAGTCCTATTATTCCTTGACCATATTTGTCAAAAAGATTGTCACCATTTTCCTTGTCTGCACCATCTGAATCTATCACCAGAGAGTCATTCAAAACTATCACAAACATCAACCTAAAGAATTCACCAGTGTCCTCAAGAGTATAGTGGTCCATGAATTTTTTCCTACCTCCAGAGAGTATCTCTGTGAGTTGAGAATACCATCCAATCACATCACCATCCTCATCAATCCCTTCCTTTCTTAGTTGGTCATTTTGTATCCAGTGGAGTATCATTCTCCTCACATTTCCATCCACAGAATCATACCACACAAGGGCATCTGTGAGGAGTCTTGTCTTCCTCAAAATTGTCCCCACTTCTGTCTTCATCACATCAATCATCTGTTAAATTCTTAACATGGTTTGTTAAATTTTCAACGAGCCTCTAGCCCAGTGTTTATGGGCATCCAGCACTTCTCTGATTTTCCATACTACGACACCAGAAAAGCACTAAAGTCTCTTAAAACGCATTTAAATGCTATTTATGGCCATTTGCCACTTTTTCAATAATTCCATTTTTTTGAGCAAAAATCACCTTGAAATTGACTCAAAATTTGTCCACATTTAACTCCTAAATTTAGCAAAAAAGGGGTGCATTTTCACACACCCCTTCCACCAATTTATCCACTAAATTCTCCAGACTATTTGCTTGGAGTTTTTCCTTTTTTTGGATTTGCTTGCTGGTGTGCTTCCTTTACAATATCCCTCCGAATGTGTCCAAAATTTTCATAGGCCTCACTCAATTTGACTCCTTCAAGTGACTCAAATGAAAAGCACAAATTTCCAATTTTGATATTTTTCATCGTGATAATTTTATACGGTTACAGATTCAGCAGTCCCATCAAATCCTACTTTTGCCACAGTCAATCTCACTGCATCTGGAGGAGTTACTCCAGCATGTGTGATAGTGTATGTACCATCTGGATTTTCTACTACTAGAGACACTGCCAATGGAAGTCCAGAAGATACTTCTGTCACAGTCCAGTCAGTCACAAGTCCAGCACCTACATACTTTAATTTGTTGAATGCAGTCCCATAGTCAAAAGATGCCTCCACCACTATCTCAGTGGCTGATGCTGATGTGATATTCAAGTTCACATCCACAAGTCCCTTCAATGATGAGAAGTCAATTCCAGCCTCCTCAGATGTCACCATGTACATTGTTGACTCGTCAAAGTTTCTGTCAAAATCAAAGCCTAGCATGATTTTCTGAACAGTGGAATCAGTTGCAAACATGAAGCGAGGGTCCCAAGAAGCATTGTCCACTGGGATAGGATATAAAAATCCATCAACCTCAGAGCCTATCAAGCTACCATTGACATCAACTATGTACACACCAAAGTCCACACATCTTGCAGCACTCAACTTGCCCAAAAATGTTGGAGTTGAGTCATCTGCCCAAAGTTCTCCAGAAAATGAGCGTTTTCCTTGTCTAAGGAAGGCCATTCTCCCAGAGTTAGCCTCTTCAAATTGAGAGTCTGCTTTTGGTAATTCAACATTCTCAAATGTTGGAATTGGAAACCATCTTTGAGATGGGTCAGCAGCATTGACGAAGTCTGCCCAGTTTGGGATTCCAGCACTCAAGTCAATACCATTCAAGTTGCCATCCTTATCTTTCAGAGGTACTTGAATCAAGTTGTTTGTCACACTAAAAAGTGGGACACAGTTTGGTCTTCCAGTATCAGAAAGACCCACATTGCAGTCGCATCCTATTGCCATATTTTCTCGGTTTTATTAATTATTAAAAAAGTTAACATTTACAATTCTTTTTATACTTCTGGAGAGTGAATTGCAATTCTACTCCAGAGAGATTTGCATCAATGATGTTCTGGATGAATCCAGTCTCTTGCTCCACTCCAAATCTGGAGAAGGTAATGAGTTGAAATTCCTCCACATCATCAAAATTGGATGCAGCACTAATGGCCTCAATGAGGCTGCCTACTAGCTGAGTCATTGGCTGGACCACTTGGACTCTGTGGTCCTTTGTATAGTAGTCCTTGACATTGGTCTCATCAAGAATGAACAGTCTCAAATCAGATGCCCTCTCCAGTGATTGCTCCCTTCCAAAGATTCTCTCTCTGGTGGTCTCAAGCAGCCACACAATTGGGGTCTTGCTTGTCACATCATTGGAGGCAATGGTCCACTCTCTATTGGCAGCCAGTCTGGTCCCAGTGATAAAGTATGGAGATGGGAGGTCAAATGTACCCTCAAAGATAGGCTCTGGCACTGTGTTCCCCATGTATGTGGCATTGATGCTCTCATCAAGTACCACTCCAGTGATTCTCCACTGTTCACCATCACTCACTCTGGTGAGTATCTTTCCCTCTCTGGCCCACTTGGTTTGACAAAAGTCACCAGCACCAGCAGCAGTGTTGACACCAACAATCTGGATGTCAATCTTGGACACTAGGTCCTCCACTATTGTGCAGATATCTTCTATCATAGCCATGTCACTAGTCCCTTTGGTACTCCATTAAAATCATCAAAATCATAGGCATCTGGATTCTTCCAGATATACATCTGAATGGCCTTGTAACTTCTCACACCATCATTGTATCTGGTATAGATTTGAGTGTACAAGGAGCCAGCTACTTCTGAATTCTGACCCACTGGTCTGACATTCCCATTGGGAGTCATCTGGACAATCTGGTCCTTTGTGTACTCATAGTAAATGAATCCCATCAGCATCTCCTTAATTCCATCAGAATCAAGTATCCTCCATGGAAGGTCAATAGTAAGTTCGTCAAATATCTTGATGAATCTTGGCTCAGTGGGAGTGCCACCTCCAAGAATCAAGTCTGCATTGAATAGATTGAATAAATCCACCCCCAGCAGTTCTCTCAAGTATCTTGGCTCATACTTATCAATGTATGACTGTATCCTTGGAATGTCATACATTCCAGTGTGCAGTTCAAACTTGCCCTCATTAAAATCACTTACTTGTACAATCATTGTCTCAGTCTATTACTTGTCCAAATCCTCTCTCAGTGAAAAGTCTGGCTTGAAATGCACTCACCTTGTACTCCATCCCATTCAATAGACTGGGAGCAATCCCATTCCCTCTGAATGTGTAGATGATTCCATCTTTGAATTCCTTCTTGATGGATTTTGGTGCTGCAGTTTTTGCCACTGGTCCAGTTGTTTTTGATGTCTGTCTCTTTGCCATTGTGCTTGTATTGTAAGGGAGTCAGAGCCATTGTGTGAGGACTGACTCCCTCAATTTTTTATTAAATCAATTAAGGCTGCAGAAGTGTTGCTTTATCAAGTGCAAAATTACCCTTAACAAATGCACCCACATTGTTTGACTTAACATAGTGACAAGCACGAGCCTCACACAATACAGTCATCATGTTGCGTGTGAAATCGTCATTGATATATCCCACTTGAATATTCAAATCCTCTCTCATTCTCACGTTTGACTTCGTGAAGTCTCCAACTAAATAATCTCCAGATGTTACTCCATTGTTTGCCACCACTGGCACTGATGCCACTCTTGTGATTCCATCTGCCATAGGCACAAAGATTGGAAGAGTGTACTCACCAGTGGATGATTTTGTCAATTCCATAGCTGCCAAATCTGCTGGATTCATCAAGATGTAGTTTGCCATGAAATCTGCATTGGCAATCTGTGCCATTGCCACTCTCAATACATCCAAATCATTTGCAAAAGGAATGGCTCCCACAAATTGTGCTGCTGGAGTGAAAGGTTGTGCATAAGACAATAAACCAGTAAGATTGTCACCAATTCCATCACCAGACAAAATCTGCTCATCAAGTTTCAATTCTACAATCTCAATCAATTCATTGTTAATCTCTCCACGCATGAATGACAAATCATCCACCATCTCCTTGGATACCTTAATCCATGCAGCCACTTTTTTCACCTCTGCAGATGCCTCTACAAGGTCAAAATCTGCTTGAGGCTTTGCCACACCTTCTCCTACCATTCCAGCACCACCTTCTGGATTCTTTTGCTCAATCCAAACTGCATATTTGTTGGTGATTCCAGCACTGTTGGAAAGTTCTCTCATGAATGGCTTTCTGCGTACAATACGAGAAACACCAGCCTCAAGTTCTGACAGACCTACAGTACCACCAGAATAGTTGCCAGTGATTGTCATGTCTCCCACTGCTTTGATTGCAAGATTCATCACTCCACCCTTCTCTCTGATGCTCTTGATTGCATCAATGTTGTCTGCAAATGCCTTGGAGATTGCATCCTTCAATCCCAATTTTTTTGCTGGCTCATCTGCTTTCTCCTTCAATCCAGCAAATTTTGCCTCAAGATTGGTGATGGCTGACTTCATTGCAGTTGCCTCATCATTCTTGTCATTCTTTTCAATCATTGTCTTGATTGATGTGATGTCCTCCTTGATTGAGTTCATCTCTTCCTTTGATGCAGTTCCTTGCATCTTCTCAGTGATTGAGTTGTTTATTTTTTCAATCACTTGTTCTGGGGTCATGTTCTCCATGTTTCCTCTCGTTTTTAGTTAAAAATTATTACCTACTTTATTCCAATCAAATGCTTTGGGAATGGTCTCCAAAATATCGGCTGAGTGACCCTTGACAGTCGGCTCAGTGATGGCAAGGTCCATCATTCTAGCATTTAAAAACTTCAACCTCATCTCAAGGTTGTATTGTCTTTCATCTGTTCCCTTCCCATTGAAAATGGACTTGGTGATGACTTGTATCTCTTTATTCAATTCAATAGCCAAATCTCTCCTCTCATGACCTTTGGCCACATCTATCACTCCAGTGTACTGGTTAGCACCAAAAGTCACCGCAGAGAATTCCCAGAGGGCCAATTCTGACACCTTGAAAAATCCTCCAGCATCAAGGCTCTTGTCCTCTATGAATTCAATCTTGTCAGATATGTATTTGAATCCAATTGAATGCTCTCTAATGATTCCATCTTTGTAGTCCTCCAGTGCATCCTTTCCATCTGTAGAGTTCCCCAATTTTGCCACCACAAAGAGGCCATTGTTGTCTTCCTCCATGGTCATTGGAAGTCCTATCTGTTTCTGCCAGTCATGATGTCTGAGGAATGCAATCTGTCTATTTGAGCCAGATTGTGGACCTCTCTCAGCAAGTGACTTGGTGAAGGCTCCCTTGACAATCATGTCCCCATCTGAGTCTATTGTGTCAAAGGATGAGACATACATGGCCACCTCTCTTGATGAAAGGTCCAAGTCCTTCAATGCGAAGGCTCCCTTGATGCTATAGTCTCCCAGAGAGACTCTGCTTGATTTTCTCATAATCATGTGAATTATTATACAAAATTAACTAATTTTGTGCAGATATGATTAAAATCTAATCAATCATTGATTAAAAAATGCTCAAAATCATAAGCAAAATATCTGCATAGCGTATGGGACAAGGGAATGACAATACATTCTGGGCCAATTTTTTTGGACTGAATCCAAAGGAGAACCAGAGACACATCAATCAGTGGGGACTGAATTGGGGAAGTTCAATAGAAAACAGAGTCTGGGGAGTCAAGCAGCCCATCTGGATAGACACACATGATGCTTATCTCCATTATTTGGAAGTCCCAGAGTTGAGGACAGTCATCAATAAGAGAGCAGACATGATGGCCTCTGCCTTTCCAATTCTAGTAGATAGGGATGGAGAGAGAGTGGAGAATCACTGGGCCATTGACCTAGTGGAGAATCCAAATCCCACACAGTCATGGAGTGATGTGATATTCAGTCTCTCAGTAAATGACTCATTGTACAGTAATGTGTTCGCCTATGCACCAAAGAGGTCCTTTGGAGTGGTCAATCTATTGGTCCCACTTCCTTCTGACAAGATTGTCATCAATACCACTGGGAAGAGACTCAGACAGATGGACATAGAGGGTCTCATTAGAGACTTCCAATTCTGCTATGATGATGGAAACAAGGACACACTGGAAGTGGATGAGGTCATCTATCTGACCACCCCAGATGGTCTGAACATCATCAATCCCAACAGTCGAATGGATGCCCTCAAGTATCCCCTATCAAATATCAGAGCAGCCTACAACAAAAGAAATGTCCTTCTGGAGAACATTGGAGCCATAGGAATCCTCTCAGCACAGAAGGGAGACATGGGAGGAGCAATCCCAATGACCCCAGAGGAGAAGTATGACATCCAGCGTGACTGGTACAGAAGGTCAAAGGATGAATTGATTATCACTGAGGCAGATGTCTCATGGCAGCCCATGTCATTCCCTACAAAAGACCTCATGCTCTATGAGGAATTAACTGCAGACAAGATGGCCATTGTGGATATCTTCGGCCTCAACTCCTATGTGTTCAGCCAAGAGAAGGGAGCCACATTCTCCAATGTGAAGGAAGGTCTGAAAATGGCATACCAGACATCCATCATCCCAGACACTGAGGCCATGTATGATGGACTCTCTGAGCAGCTAGGTCTCACAAAGGATGGATTGAGATTGGTCCCAGATTTCACACATGTGCAAGTGCTGGCAGAAGATGAGAATGAAGCAGCTAAAGCATTGGACACAAGAGCAGCAGCACTCCTCAAGATTCAGCAGTCTGGAGTCATATTGACAGATGAAGAGATGAGACTCATCCTCAATCTATAGGATGCCCATAGAGGCCCTTTAGAGACGATTTAAGAGACTTTATCTCATTTCTGGACCCAAACTATGTCCAGACCCCTATTGATTCACGCTGGAATGTCTAAAAGTTCTCAGCATGGACTGCATAAACATGGCCAGTCCAGCAGCACAATCTGGAGCATCATCATTCCGATTCTTGCCCTCCTTGGAGAATGAGTACATGTTCTCCATGAATTGGACACAGTCTGGAGTCTCTCTCTGGACCCACTTGAAAGTGTTGAGGATGAATGCACTCTGCATGATGATTCTGGTCATCTTGTTTGTAGTGTTGTGGACTTGGAGAATCTTGGCCCTTGTCTGCCTTGACAATTCCCTTGAGTACATGGCTCCCATGCTATTGGATTCCACTCTGCAATATGAGACCCTCCACTTGTTCAGTATGGCTGCAGCCAGTGGGATAGTCACATCAGTATTCTCTCTGGTGTAGATGTAGTCCACAATATAAATCTCTGACCCTATCACTGCACCCACTATCAGAGCCATGTAGTCATTCCCTTGGTCTGCCACATCTATGTAAGCAAAGGAGCCATCCATGAGAGTCTCTCTTCCATTGTGTTGGGCATTCATTGGCTCTGGTGTGACTGCTCTGATGTAGTCCTCTGGAGATACAATCTGCATCCCTCCAAAGAGTCTGCCCTCCATGTCCACTGGCTGCTGCTGATACTCTGCCAGCCATATCTCTTTGGCCATCCTTGACCTCTTCTCATGATACTCCTCAGAGGTCATCACGTTCTCACAGAAGGACCTATCATGGTCATCCAGTGCTGAGACCACAATACTCTCCTCATAATCACCACCAGCCATGGCCTCTCCAATGACATCAGATACAGACCATCTGGTCCCTATGTCTATCCTTGAGCATCCACTCTCCATCCTTGAGTCATGAGTGGCACTCTTCCACTGTTTGATTGAGTCATTCTTTGTGTCACTCAGTGCATCCTCAAGGCCTCTGTATAAGTCATCTGTGATGGCTACCTTGGTGGCTCCAAATCCTATGATTGTCCCACCTACTCCAGCACCAAAATAGGACACCATCCTTGCCTTGGTAGTGTTCCATCCTTGGAGATTCTTTTTGTCATCTGAGAGCCTCACTGGGAAGACCTCCTTGAATCTATCACTGTTCACTATGGCCCTCACATCATAAGAGAATTTAAGATACAGAGTGGCAGTGCATGTGTTCCTCATCACTGAGTCAGATGGATTCCTCCCCAATGTCCATGCACAGAATAAAGATGTGAGATATGACTTCCCAGCACGAGGAGGCATGGATACAGATAGGCTCTTGATGGCTCCCTCTTCCACTCTCTGGAAAGCATCTGCCACCTCCTTGAGGAATGGTCTGGCCTCAAAGAATTCCTTGTCATAGTACAGACAAAACTGCCAGAGATTCCTTCTGGATACTTCCCTCATCACTATGAGTCTCACATGGTCCTTAGATGTCATCATTGGGTCCAGATTTGGATTCATTTAGTAGGTCCAGAAGTTGGTCAGTAGAGTACCCAGATAGGTCTGGAGAATCAGTCTCCACCTTGACCTCTTGTCTCTCTATGTATCCCCTCTCCTTCCCCTTGGTCTTGAGGTAGAATATCACTGCAGCAGTATTCCCTCTTCCTATCAGTTTGAGCAGTTGAGACTCAGCGAAGTCCAGAGCCTTATTGGACAGTGATTCATAGGCCATCTTATACTCTCTGGACTCCCTCATCCACTTGTAGTGATTCGTTCTGCTTATGCCCAGCGTATCACATGCAGTCTGGACTATCCCCATGGACTGCTCCAGTGCTGCCAGTAGATTAATCTGGAGAGGATTCAAATCAGTCTCCTCCAGAATCATGACCTCTGGAGATTGGCTCACCTCTGGGACCTCCTCAATCCTATGCTTGCATAATACCTCATTTTTCTGGTCTGGTTGGTCAAAATCGCAAAAATCGCTTTTTTGTATGTTCACTTCTGTACATCTCGCGTGTGTTTTTTCACCTTTTCCTTTTTTCATTTTTTCTCTTTTAGTAGTTTCTGGAGGCACTTCTGGACCTATCTGGACTCTTGTCTCACTCACTCTGTGATTGTGTCTCTCTTCTTATACGTTTTTTTTCTTGCTCTTTTTTAGCAACTTCACTTTGAGTATACAAATCAATACATTTCTTATCGTATGAATGGAAATCCAATTCAGTTCCATCGGCTTTTCTAACTGATGTATGGGAATAATCACTTATTTTTTCCTTACACCAATCACAATAAGTGATTGTCATTTCAACCATTTCCCTTTTCTTCATCTTATTCTGTTATTGTTTCAATTTTTAGCCAAATTATTTGCTGAAATTATCAAGGAGGCAGAAGTTGACTCTGGGAGTCCTTGCTTGCTCATCACATGTGTCAATGGGTCTGCCATTGGCTTGCTCCTTGGTCTTTATTATCTCCACATTCTTGAGGTCATGCTCTTCAATCAGTTGGTCATGTTTGCCTCCTCTACTTGCAGTCAATATGAGATTCTCTGGAATTGAATCCAATCTGTTGACCCAGTATGTGAGGCTCTTCGTATAGGCCCAGAATTCCACAGATGGATGCTCCTTGCATATCTGGAGCCACATGTCAAAATAGTCTTGAGAATAGAAGTCACCACTCATGTGGATTCTGATTGCATTGGCTTGAGATGGAATGACTGGGATTCCTCCAGACCTTAAAAAGTCAAAGTTTTTCCACCTATGCTCCCTCACTGCTGGGAATCTTTCTTGCATTGCAGAATAACATCTGTAGGCATTGCTCTTGTTTTCAAATTTGCCAGATATTCTATCCACCTTGACCAGACATTCAAGAGCAAAAGGACAAGAGAATCCACTTGGAAGATTCCACTCATAGACTGTCCCTAGATAGTATTTTGTCTTCTTCAAAAATTTCATTTTGTGATTTTTTGGATGAATTGTTAAAATTTTAACACCGGATTGTGAAATTTTTAACATTGTGTTATTTTTATTTTTCGCTCTGTATCCCAGTGGTAGTGCGGATTCAGCACTTCTCTGATTTTCCATAGTGAGATACCAGAAATGGCATAAAGTGTCTTAAATCGAAGATAAAGGGCCTCTATGCTCATTCTGGTGTTTTGTCAATTGTGTTCAAAGTTGCTCACTTTTGCATGTTTCAATCTGGGCAATTTTGGGGTCCAATTGTACTGCTGAAAGTTCTCACAGTCCTCACACATCATCTCAATCTTCTCACCTTTGGTCATGCCCAAAACTTGGACCACTTCCACTGAGTTCATTCCAGCAGCTTTGTGGATTTGTAGGATTCTGGTCCCAGATATGACATATCCACTCTCATCAATTATGATGTCTCTGAATTGTCCTATCTCATGCCAGTCTCTCTCCTCCACTCTTCTGACTGCCTTCTCAAATGTCTTGGCTCTGATGCCTTCCAAGTATTTGATTTTCGTGTATGGATATCTCTCATCTGTACAGATGAATCTATCCTCTGAAAGTGTGAGGATGTCATCATCTTTGATGTGAGGATACTTCCATGACCAGTATCTTGGGTCATCTTGATTGGTGGTCAATTGACTGATGAGCATCTCCTTGTGAATTATCTCCATAACCAGTACAAGAATGAGACTACAAGGATGACCATAAAGGACCTCAGTATTGAGATTCCAATGTACTTCATGTCTTGATAATATTCCAGAATATCTGGACCATTGCCCATGACCATGAATACCATCAAGAATCTGTCCATGATGAATGTGACAAAGAAGATGGGCATGAGGATGATTCCCAATGCCATCATGTACCACTTGCCTCCTTTGTTTTTGACTTCTTTCTCCATTGCTTTTTTTTTACTGTGAGTCAAGGCATCCAATAGGAAACACGACTAACCCACCAGATACCATTGA